TATTTTCCCCTCCCTATCCCATCCTCCGGGAAAGGTCTCATTTGCTCCCACGTCTCCCGAAACCAATGGGGGTGCGGTATCATACTCTGTAGAATCAGGAATAAGTGCTTGCAGGTTATCTTCGTCGGGTCCGAACTTCCCGCACAGTGATTTATATACTCTCAATACAAGTTTGTGTATTCGCTTCTTTTTACCCTGTGCGCTGCCGTAAGATCCACCGCCCTCGGGCCGTGCTGGTCGTAGTTTACCGGTATATCCTAACCCTGCATGAACTACGTTAGCATACCGATCAAGGGTAATTACCCCACCGGCTGCCACGGTTTTTACCGGATGAGTACCGCCATCGGCCAAAATAGTTGCCTCCTCCCCTACCAGGTGCGCTGCCGTTACGGTTTTAGTAACCTTTGTTGCCGTACCGCCCGATACGTATTGTTTATACTCAAATCCATTTATATCGACATCGTCCTCGTCATCAAGGGTGAAAGTGTTTGCAGCGTCATCGTCTACCGTGAACACGCACTGGTTATAAGATGATCTGTTCGCGGGCCCGGAAAGGTCAGTTATCGTAAGTGAAGTGTAATCATCCCATCCAAGACCGGTCCCAGAAATGTCTTCATAGTTCTGTACAGCATACAAAATCGTGTAATTCACCACGGAGTTCAAGGATATGGTTTTGGTCTGTAACAAGATTGTTCTGTCAGCATCAGAATAAACTTCAGCAGTGAGTTCACCACAGTCATTATCACCGCCTGTAATAGTTCTTGAAATTGTAACATAATAATCTGTTGCTAAAGCATATTCTACATCGAGGGTTTCGCTCTGAGCCTCTCCACCATATATCTCCCATATCTGAAAATGCAGATGGTCTGTATCACCTTCCTTGCGCGCAATAAAAGATAAAGCGTTACCGTCACCATCTATAAGGGTGTGCATGGTGTTCTCTGTGTCTGACACTCCCCATGTAGGGAGCATTGAACGGCCCGCTGTTTCAAACGCTACTAGATTAATTTGAAAAGTATATGTGAACGCACCATCTAAAAACTCATACCCCAGACTTTTGTATAACAGTGAATGTTGATCTCGGTCTAATTCTGTAACTGTCACAGTATTCGCTGTCAATGCAATATCAGCTCCCGGATCAACTTCAACAAAGGTGCTACAATCAAGCAATCCTTCATCCGATTCAACCACATCGGCAAGCTGTACCATATCGCCATCATCAAAAGGGTGTGCCGCACTCGTCACTATTGGTGGATCGGCCTGTGAAATATTGGTGATCGTTGCCGCATCCCCACCGTCCCATGTAATCCCGCAATCAACGAAATAGCAGTCCTTCTGGTCCGATCCAAAATCTCTCGGCTTGAAATATTCAATAAACCGTTTTGTCGTACCGTCTACTGTTCTTTTAACAGACACATATATTTCGTCCTCAGCAGTCCCTCTCGCAATAGCCATACTTTCGACCGCTGAATCTTTTGCAATCGTATCTCCCGTCAGAACCCGGAACCATCCTGTCAGCGTCAATCCTGCCAGAACACCATCGTCCCTTACACACCAGAAGATTGTGTCCGGGTTGCGTTGTACTTCTGTTTCAACTATTCCGTCACCGGTGATATGGTCAGCGAACAAAGTCAAATCAGGGCTTAACCATCCACCCGCTTCTTCAGAATACATGAACGCACGGACCCTTTTACCACCGTCCTGAACAAACAATACTTTATCATTTACAAGCCTGCCCTGGATGTTTTCGCTGCCATACCCGGACTCTACACGTAAATCATAATTGGTTGAAGTAATCGGTTTGCCGAAAATTACCCCCTCACAACTATCAGCACCAAAGACCATTACACCCTTTCCGGCAAGCCATTTAATAAATAGTCCTCGGTCGTGGTATACCTCAAATAGCAACCCCTCGCCCGTGGCAGTTGCCCCCAGTTTATAATCAAGAACACTTCCAGTCTTTGCCATCCATATCCAGTCAGGGTGATTGTTAGTTCCCGCAAGTACCATTCTTTGCTGATAAAACCCTATAGCAGAAGGATAATTCTTCGCACCACTAAATATATTCCCTGCTTTCCGAACCGTTCCCCCCGAAACATAGGGGGTATAGGCAGCACCAACCGAATCTTTTAGTTCAAAGGTATTCGCAGCTTTGTTAGCTACCACGTACACCTCGGCGTTAATTTCTGTCATACCGACAACATCAGTAATATACACAACATCGTCGTCTGCAAAAGAATGACCGGTTATAGTCACAACAACAGGAGTTGCCGCTGTCGCGCCTTCAATAGCTTCTTCTGTGCTCGAATCCCATCCTGAAAATGTCGGGTAAGTCAACGTCCAATCGGTAGTATCGTCTGTTCTTACAACCTTCACAGGAGCATGACTTGGGTGAACAAAATATATTGCGTCTTTAGTCTGTGCATATTTTATATCAAATAGTTCCGCGGTAAGAAAGGGAGTAACAACGTCAGTTTTTAACGCCACGTCTGGGGCAGTTTCCAACTTGGCATGTGTTGTGCAACTTATAACGTTTATATATGTATTACCGAGCTCAAGAATATATTCCCCTACCCCCTTGATACTGAACGGAATAAGACGTATTGCCAGAGCATCAGTTTTTCCAGTGGTGATATATGTTGTGCCTGGTCGAAAATCTGCACCGCCCTGAGAAACTACCACAAAGTTTTCGAGTGTGCGGCAACTCTGGTAATACTTTTCAAGGTCAACACGCCCTTCCATTCGGGCAGACCATTCTCCGGCAGAAAAGTTTGTGTATATCGGGTTAGCTTTAGGCATCCTTCGCGTCCCTTATTGCATATTCTTCAACTTGAGAGTTCTCCCTCTCCTGACCGTCAATACCTACGGCCCTTGTATGTTGCCAATCGTACAAAGCGATCATCCTTGTCTGATCTTTCGGGTTATTAGTGACCACCGGGGCAATTTCAGAAGCCAGCCGATACGCTATCGCCTTGACCAACAGGGGGCTATATTTGGTTGTATCTGTAACGTGCCAGATATACTTAATTGTCACGGCACTTATGTTAGTGAGCAAATATCCACTGACGATTTCATAGACAGCCTTTGGATATTTGGGAATCGACCAGACCCTCAGGCACAGCGGATCGGTCGGGAGTTGGAACTGGTAAGCATACGTGTCATAATCATCAAGCAAATAATCATCATCGGCCTCAGCTACCAGGGCCAACGCTTGATACCATATCGCACAGTTCCAATCGTGTGACGCCAATACTTCCACGACCGTGGGTTCATAATAAATCCGGCACTGTACCGCCTTTGCGGAAGTATCTGTTTCCAAGTTGGTGATATGTCCTTCACCCAACTCTCCAAGTGCCATGTTGCATATATCTACTTCTGATACAGACATAGTATCTCCTTTAATTAGTGGGGGAGATCGCTCCCCCCCACGTTATTTTTAACCGAGTGTCAAATACGCGTTTACTGCACCTACCGCCACCGCTGTAACCTCTTGGTAGTGCAGACCAACATGAGACTTTAAACCAATCGAAGGTAAGGGAACCTTCACTTTTTTACCAACTGTAGATAAAGTGAGCTGTGGGAATGTAACCGCTCCTGCAACAAGCCGGTTGATAGCTATTGCTGCTATTCTATGTGCAGAAGTGGGAGCCGTTGTATTGGTACACAGATAAATATCCAGGGGACGATTTGCCGTTGACGTAAAGGCTGTACACACATCTACATTGATGTAGAGCTGTGAACCCGCTCCGAACTCCTCTATTTTCTTTACATCGAGATAATAGTCGGAAACCTCGGATACGGTTAGTGCCTGTACTTTACTGAAATAAAGTTTATCGTCTGTTATAGCCATTAGTCAGCCTCCTATGCCACTATCGCTTCGGTATTAACAATCATTTCCGAAGTGTGGATTGGAATGTCCCAGAACTTTATCACCGGTCTACCAAAGGCATCCGTGGTCGGCCAGAAAACATTGGGTTTGTCTTTCGCTTTGATCGCTAACTGCGTCATAACGAGCTTATTGACGTACATAACACAACCGTCATGCCCGCCCGGTATGTTATGGTACATCTCAATAAGTTTGTTCTCATCAACCTGGTTAGTGGCCTCACCACTTGTACCATTGATGTTAGCCAATCGCTGTACGCAACGATGATCACGAACACAAATCCCCATGTTAAAGACAAACTGCGATACCCACATATACAGTCTCTTTGTTCCCGATGTGGTAATAAGCTCAAGTCCCTTATCATTCTTCTCGATACCCATAGTCTTGGAATTACCAGGATATATACAGAAAACCGATCCCGGACCCCATTTGATGATATATGCAGATGTACCCTTGTTGGCTGTATCTTCACCTGCGGTATATACATTGTCTGGGGTTGGACTCAAGGTATTGTATCGAGTGCTGATTCCGTCAAACTTTTTGGGGTGCGTAGTTTCCACACTATACCAAAAAGCTGTCTCAATAGTCTGCGCTAGTCCTTCAAGGTGAAGCAAGTCTTCATCATATCGGTACTTTCTTGGCTGGGAAGCAAGTTTGACAAGCAATTCATCAATCTCGCTCCTGTCCTCAAGATAACCGACAGGTTCTGTAACCTGTAACGTCTGTGCAGCTTCGGGGCTTACGCCCTCATTCACCGCACGCCAGGTTCCAGAAGGAAGAGCCGCTGCCCTTGTGTGGACATGGTCCGTTAACCGGTTGGCTTCTTTCCAGTAAGCATCACCGATAAACGGAGCCAGTTTGGAGAGATTAGTAGCAATGTCTTGTGTCTGTTTGCCACAATGACGTTTGGCGAGTTCACCTAACGTATGTTGTGCACTGACATCAACTTCTGTAGCCACGTTTTTCTCCTTAAACTAGAAATTAAAAAACAGTTCCATCAAATCTGTTTCTCAATTTCCA